ACGCCATCAACAAACTCGATCCAAGCCGTAAGAGCAGCACCCTTAACTTGGAAGTTGATTAGCTCGTAGTCGTCTGAGCCTGTCTTAGCCATAGCGTAGATAGACTTGGTGAACTTGGCTCCTTGCGTAGCCTTAACGTCTGACCATGTGCCAGTAGCAACCATGCCGTCCTTGTTACGAACAGTTAGCTTGTCACCGATGCCACGAACTTCGTTAGACCATAGACCAGTTTGCTTGGCCTCAGAGAAACCTTTAACTGTGTTGAGTTGATCTAAGACAATGAAGGCTGTCGAGATGGGCAAGTGCCTCTCTGTGCTTGCTTCTTTGTCCCAGTATTTCCAGTCGCCAGACTGCGTGTCCCACTCTAAGAATTTAGTGGCAGGGTTGGACGAGCCACCCCCGGTTGATGTGTTTCTTGTTCTACTCATAATATTGTATTGCTTATTGATGTTAGTTAAAGTTTTATGGATGTTAGTTAGGTGTGTCAAGAAGATTTTTTCTTCCTTTGATTGGCTGTGCGAACCTTGTGACAGGCCACACATACAACTTCTTGTTTACCGTAGATCATATCCCTGAAGTGTGGGGTTAAAGTTTGTAGGGTTTGAACATCGGTGAAAGGTGTGATGCCATCTACGTGGTCAATCTCATACACACTCTTGGCCCTCTTCTCCAGGGTTCCGTCAATCTTGGTGCGCCTCTCCTTCTCCGACATCCCCATCTCCTTGCCGCAGTCAACGCAGACTAAGACGAAGCGTTCTCTACCTGTAGCCGGGTTGATGCCACGCTGACGAACGGATTGGATGAAGGTCTTCCGGGACGAGTTGCGCCAGCAAGGTCGAAGGGCAGACTTAATCATGGTGCGGAACCTACCTTCCGTCATGCCCAAGACTGAATTGATTTCACCCCTAGCCATGTTGTGATAACTCTTCTTCGGTTGGCTCGTAGGGAGGCTCTGGCTCGTCTATCTGTGATAGAAAGTGGGTGGTATCTTTACCCATACGTTCGTGCGCTCCGATGAGAAGCTTGCGGTGTGCTTTGAACTCTGAAGCGTTGGGATGGTTCAAGCAAAAATACATTGCCCTTCCCATTACGTCCAAGGCTTCAAGCATTGTGTCTGCATATTGTCGTGCTTCGTCTAGGTCTGTTGTCATAGTTCTGTTAGTAATTAGATTAGTCTTTGTGATAGGGTCGTAAATGCCTTGGCGGCAGTCTGAGGAACTACTCCGTTTCCCAAGAGCCTAAGTCTGTCCACCCTGCTGGAAGACCCATTAGGTGTTCGACCCAGTCCGGGTTGAGCTTGCCTTGGGCTACTTCCCCCAAGTTCCCCTTGCCCCTGTCGTATGTCGCATCCCTGCTCATTGTCTCCCTTGGTGTTGGCCACGACTCTCGGTTCTTCCCATTCGTGTTGGGGTTCGCCTGGTCTGGAGGGCCATACTTGATCACCGCCTCTAAGTTGTCTATGCGATGCTTCCCGTCCTTGCGAGTGATTGCATTGCCGCACCCCTTCCAGTCTCTTGCTGTTGCTGTTGGCCAGTTCTTGGCTGCCTTGCGACTGTGGTCCATGTCTGGATAGTGGACCTGCTCCCTGAGATTCATACACCCCGCGTTTTTCTCCGCTCTGGTCTGTGCCAGTTTCTCTGGAGTCCGCACTAGATTGTTGGAGTCGAAGGTCTGAGGTGTTGCCCAGTTCTTCTTCTCGTAAGTCTCGACTGCATCCCTCAACTTCGCCCCGTAGCTCGTTCCGTTCTCCCTCGTTGCCTTGAATCCACTTGAGGTCATCTCCACATTCTTGGCTACTCCCCCCTCCACGCATCCCGCCACGCTCGCTGTTGGCCATGCCAAGGATGTAGACTCGCTTTCTCTGATGAGGTGCGCCGACTTCTTCCGCTGAGAATATTCCTGCCGTTGCTCGATAACCCAATCCTTCCAATGTTCTGAGGACATACTGGAGAACTGGTTCTCCGTCGGCTGTCTTGCAACTGAGGATTCCTTGTACGTTTTCAAGGAAAACAATTCTAGGTTGGCACTCTCTGATTCCGTCTGCGATGTAGGGGAAGAGGTGTCTGGGGTCTTCAGTAGCTTGACGCTTTCCAGCAGCTGAGAATGGCTGACACGGGAATCCTCCAGAGAGGATGTCCACGCATCCACGAAACTTTCCGTATGGGAAGGTCTTAACGTCCGTGAAGACAGGTGCTGCATCCAGCTTTCCCTCTTCCATCTTTGCAACCAGGTTCGCGACAGGGAATCCTTCCCTCTCCACGTAAGCGATCTCTCGCAGGTTTGGCAGAACGCTTCTAAGTCCAAGCCCGATTCCTTCGTATCCGGAACATAGGCTGAGGTGTGTAATTGTTTTGGTAGTATCCACATTGTATCTTTCTTTTAGTTTTAGTTTAGTTTAGTTCGTATATAAAAATGCAACTCAGCGTCAATCCCCCCCTTCCCATACTACGGATGGGTCTATCTTGGTATCTTATAACCCAAGAGGGTCGGAGGTTAACCCTTGGAGTCCGAAGACTATGTGTCCAAGGGTGTTGGGCTGAGTTGCGTGTAGTAAAGTCATAGTTCTGTTATCTGAGTAATTGTGATGGGAACATTCGTCTTCTTTAGTTTGTATCCTTTAGTCTTGCTACCATTAGTCAAGCATTTAATTGCTTCGTCCCGGTCGTGTGCTGTTTTGATAGCACTACAGGGTGAGGGCATATCTCGACGGGTGTATGTAATCCTGTAGCATGGCATCAATGAAAACGTCCTATGTGGTTCTTAAAGATGAACTTACCCTTCAAGTCACGCGCACCTTCACGCTGCTTGGCTATGTTATACTTCAATGAAACGTAAGCCCCATGCTCCGCGTCTACTCGCCTAGCCTCATCCACATCCTTGCCATCAGGCCATAGAAGTAAGATGATGTCGGAGTCGTTTTCAATGTCCCCGGAATCCTTTAGGTCATACAAGGTAAGACCAGACTCACGCTTGGCTCCCTCACGATTGACTTGTGCTAGCAGGAAGACGGGAACGTCCAACTCCATAGCCATCAGTTTCACTTGGTGTGATACCTCAGCTATGCCATCGTTCTTTTTCATGTTGCGATCCCAAGGAACAAGCTGAAGGTAGTCTATGACAATCCACTCAATCTTGTGCTTGCGCTTATACATACGAGCCTTGGCACGTAACTCATCCACACTCTTAACGTAGTGGTTGGTGAAGATGGGAGCCTCTGCCATCTTGTCAGTTGCTTCCCATACACGCTTCTGGTATTCTGGTTTCATCATCCCATCATGCAAGCGGTTGAGTGGTGTGGCGGCACAGGTTTGAATCATACGGTTAGCCAGAGACTTAGCTTGCATCTCAAATGAGAAGTAGAGGCCGGGTATGTTATGCGTAACTGCGTTCTGTAAGACAATGTTCAGAGCAAGGGCGGTCTTACCGCAGGACGTAGGTGCGGCAATCACCATCACCTCTCCGTTGGCTACACCACCACAGCTCAGTTTCTCATCCACCTGGGCGATGCGAGTGGGCATGGCAGACACCTCATAGGTTCCGTTCACCATAGCCTTGTAGTCCTCTCTGAGAGCTTCGGCAGCAGTTCTGATACTCCCGTCCCCCTTGCCATCATCAACGTCCTGTAGGGACTGCAACGAGGCTTCTAGCCTAGAGGTAACAGAGTCTGCCTCTTCCTCCCCTTCCTCTGCTTCCTCGATGGCGAGTCGGCAATGACGGATGGTCTGGCGAAGCTTAGACTTCTCCTTGACTATGTTGGATGAATACTTGGAGTGGGTTGCTGTCTCACAGGCTTCTTGGATTGTATAGATGGTGCTGATACCACCAACCTCATCCTCGTTGCCATCGGAGCGTAGCTGTTCCAGTAGTGTGATGTCGGATAACTCCAACCCCTTCCCCACAATCTTCCCCATAGTAGAGAAGATTATAGAGTTGCGAGTTACATAGAAGTCAGAGGGTTGAATAACCTGCGACACCTCGTCGTAAACGGAACCATCTTCAGACAGAAGACAGGACGCAAGAACAACGGTCTCCGACTCTAGTGAGTGCGGGTGCGTGTTTTTAGATTTAGGCATACTAGATGTCTTCGCGTTCCTCTTGATCCATCACGAACTCACAAGCCTCACGTAGGCAACCAGTTCCGTAAGGATAGGTCACCAAAGATTGGCCTTGCTTGCTGTATAGGATGACAGACTCTGGGCGCATGTCTACGTCATACTGAAACTCCGGGTCGATGCCACTCTCTTCTAGCCACGTAAGGATTTGATCCCCGGTGCGCTTCTTGGGTTTCTCAGAGACGCGATCTGAAATCCAGTATTCATCTCCGTCACATAGTGCGCCAACGTAGTCATCGACGAAGCGTTGGTATCCCGAGACAACTTGTAGGCGTTGGACAAGTGTGTCCGCATCCATGTGTTTGGCGGGCCCGTAAGGGTAGGTTGCTGTTTTAATAATCATGTTTAGTTTATGGTTTGTTTATAGTGAAGGGTTAGGCTCTGATACCATGTTGTGCATGAGGCCATAGCGGTGAGAGGTGCGAACGCTAACTGCCGCCCACTTGTTGGCTATATACTGACCGAAGTATAAAGCTTCGGAGTAAGTATTGTCGCACTTCCTTGAGGTGCGGAAGTTGTTTGCTGCTTTGTCTCTGAAGTCTTGCTCCATTTGTGTGCGTTCGTGCTTTGGTGTTCTGTGTATGTCTTGTTTCATTTTCATGTTTGGTTTGGTTTATGGTTTATTATTAAATGCCACGCATTTGCATGATGGCAGCAACGGCTTTATTCTTAGCCTTCTCTCTCTTCCGCTTCTGCCAACCAAGAAAATTGTATGCTCTGGCAACCTCTGGGTCAACTGGTCTATCCAACATTTCCTTGCGTCTAACTTTCTCATCAAATGTTAGGTCTTCAAACTTCTTATACGAAGTCTTGTAGTATTTAGTGCTAGCTTTTTGTTTTTCTGATCTCATGTTTATGTTTGGTTTGGTTTGGTTTATAAACTTGGAATGGTCTTTGAAACCTCCAAGATAAGTTCGTTTTCTAAAAGCTCTGGTGGCATTGGTGACCTCCAGATAGAGATCAGCATGAGACACTTTATATATGCGTCAAGGCTAAAACCTTCCGCTTCGTAAATTTTTTGTGCAGCAGGGATAGGTGCGAGTGGTGTTCCCATCTTTTCACAATAAGCAGAGGCCAACTTCTGAGCCTTGGCAATACCAATCCCCTTCATCCCCTCAATGTTGTCGGTTGAATCTCCCATGAGAAGTTGAACCAACCAATGAAAGTCTGCTTCCGCTTGTGTTACACCACGAGGCCAGTCATCCTTGTTCCAATTGTAGTGCCAACCCGGAACACCAAGCAGGTCTTTATCTATGCTACAAAGGATTGGGTTCTTAACCCTTCCGTTAGTCAGCATGATGCCAAGTAAATCATCCGCTTCTAACTGGTCGTGCTTGCACCACCGGGAGGCATTCGCTTCCTCAAGCTTGTCCATCAATGGAACGTAGAGAGGTGGCTTCTCCCGTCTCCCTGCTTTGTAGTCTGGATACAGCACCTTACGGAAGTTGTCCCGTCCAGACACCACGAGGTAGTGCTGTTGTGCGCGGCAAGCAGAGACTACACTTTGTATAGTAAACTCTACCATCTCGACTAGGCTTTGAAGACCTGTGCCAGTTGACTCAGCCTTAGCTGCATGGGAGTAAGAGATCAGTTCAAGATCAATGAGAGCAGTTTTGGTGCTTGTTTTTAGGTTCATAGTTTTGTCTTAGGAGTTGAATTGGTGGCAGATATATCTAACTTGGGCAGGGGATAGTGCGAACCACTCACCTCTGCGCCTTTGATTGGCAAATTCATTGTGCAAGGTGCGCTCAGATAAGTCTTCACTCTCTGGTGCATTGAACACCATTTTAATTGATGGCTTCTCAGATTGAAGGGTGCGCTCTCTGGTCTTTGGGTTCTGGCTTTTGCCGATCTTATAAAGGCCGTTGTGATTGTCCTTCATGATATACACATTGCTCAACCTGTTGGGCTTGGTGTATTGAACTGATGGCTCTGGTGTCAATGGGTTCAGTCTACTTTCTAGGCTAGCAATCCTACCCCTAAGTTCACAATTTTCATGGAACAGCTTTACCCTCTCTCTCTCAACCTCTTTAGATTTTTCAGAGTCGTATATTTTACCAAAGTATTCCGTCAAACCCTCTGACATTTTAAGGTGATTGATACATGGGTCACAGTAAGAGCCTTTCATCAATGTATTAATTAATTCACTCATGTCTTCGTCAGCCTGGGCGATGAAGCATTGGCCAAAGGTATCAATGTCACTCCCATTGAAAATGGCAAACTGTTGAAGCTCGTCAAGCTCCTTCGACTTGTCGGAAAAGGACACGGCATGATTATCAAAATCTACGATTGGGTTAGCCCAGTTAATGTTACCGTAGTTAGTGTTAAGGTGCAGCATAGACATTGCTCCTTCAAAGTCACCTATCTTGTTACCTATTAGTGATTTCGGAAACCCCTTTGGTCTCATGTTACCAGACAGGTCAAGTATGAAACAGGTTCCTTCGGTTCCACGTATTACTTTGATGTAGTCAGCTTGCAGCCTTCCCATCCTGTAAGTTAATATACCGATCCATTCGATGTTATCGTTTCGGTCAAGATTGTTTACGTTTAGTTGAATGTTTGATGTGTGATTTATCATTGTTTATGTTTGGTTTATGTTTTATGATTAGTTGTTTTCATTATTGTGCTTACCTCTTTCTCTCTCCCGAAGGTTGTAGGCGCGTTCTGTCGCCTCGTTGTTCAATGCTTTCGCATCTACAGAAAGAGCAGTCCCATACGGGATTTGAACCCGCATCTCCTACTCACAACTAGTAGCTAGCTAATTGATTTATATTGTTGGTGTTTTACCCGTTAAACTAATGGGGCACAATGAAAATTTGAAAGAACTATGGTCAATCCATAGGGTTATTTATGTATGGTCAAGTAAAATCTTTGTTGTTTTTAAAAAAAACTTTGGTTCCTCTGATGCTGCAACTTCGTCTCAATCAAATCGGTGTAGCTCTTGGCGTTTGGACACGGTTCACCCATTACGAATGAACCGCATCCTGCTGTCTTGTCTCAAATCGTATGAGTCTGACGCTCTTTCACGTTGTCCCGCTTGGCTGTGGTAAGTGCTGTATAAGCTACGGGACGGTGTTCACGCTCCGTTAGGAGCCACCTGTTACGCTAGGTCGGTATCTATTTCAAACCTAGCAACCACCAGAACCGGGAAGCTACGCTTCGGGTTCCGTTGTGCAGACTTGGGTTAACCTGTTAGGCCACTTGCTCCGCTAGACTATAACAACAAAAAACCACGACCCATACATGCGGTAGGATCGTGGTTTAAAGTTGCTTGAGAACAAGCGGGAAAATTAAACTGCTCCGTCCGCATGACGGGATAGCATTGCTGCTATGGTTGAATGTATTAGACAGGTTTTAGAAACTTGTCAAGCGGTATTATATCACAGCTGCTTACTTCCCCCTCTCAATAGCTCTCCTTGAGCCGTAAAGGGGCTATATTGCCGTTTTCATGGATGGCGAGACACCGACCTGGGGCAACGAGCATGAAGCCGCTCACGCTAAACTCTGGCGCATCAATCTCTGTTATATGATAGGCAGAGTGGACTTGTTCCTCTGACAGTTGCGGGTGATCCTTTCGGTATTGCTGTATTGTTTTCATTTTCTGTTTGTTGTTCCTTTCTTGGTTTTGTAGTATTGAGACCTAGTCATGCCGACTTGCTCGCAAGCATCCTTTACCATTAGCCCCGTTGCTCTGAGCTTATCCACGGCCTTGACTGCCTCGTGAGGATCAATGCCTAGCGTTCTCATGTGAGTTGTTCCGGGCTTTACTATGATGTCATCCTCACCTGCCGGCGGCACTTTGTCTTTAATGCTTTCCATGTATCGGACTGCGCTTGTGATCATGCTTTCATTCATTACTTCTTTACTTTCTCTTTTGTTGTGCGATTAAAAGGAGACTTGCGTTGCTCTCCCTTGCTCTCTCCTACCGTGCTTTCGGTTAAAAGCCTACGGTATGCGTCTCTTGCCGCTCCAGAGGCCATAAAGCCCATGCAACTAGAGATTTTACTTTGCGTCCCTGCTGTATCTATTGCTCTCATTTGTTTACTTGGTTTGCGTATTGGATTAGCGAGCTTGCAACGTCCTGCGGCAAGCCCAGTTGGTGGATGGCGTATTGCGTTGCCGATTCCGGGGTTCCTTGGTGCGAGCCTATCATTTGATTGATCAAAATCTTGGCGTGTTCTAGTTTGTTTGTGATGTCTTCCATAGTGTTACATATAAGGGAGAGTAAGTTGGTCAAGCATTTGCATCAAAGCCGTCCTATGGCTGTCTATCGCGTCCGCATGATGCGTTAGCACTTCCGCGAGTGTCTCGATGTTACTCTCTGCCTGGTCCAAGGATTGATGAAGCAAGCCCAACGCAATGGCCGAGCCGATTATATAGGTAATGATTATTATTTTCATGGTTTGCGGGTGTTCGTATGGTTAAGAATGCTTTACAATAACGGAAGTTTCCCCCGTGCGTATGTCAGTAGAGATGAAAATGTCATCGTCGCAGCCTAACTCTTTTAAGCGAGCTAGTTTGTCGGTGTCACTCATTCCTTTAGTCGGTTGGCAATAGACTTGCTCTAATACTTCAGTTATTGAAGCGTGTTCTGTGCTGTCTGGGTTTAGTATTTTGTTATTCATGGTTTGTTTATGGTTTGTTTATGGTTAGGGTTAAAGCGTGTGAAGGCCGTAGCAAACGCAAATGATTGCCGCTACAATGCTAGCAACCGTGCAGATTGCTAGGATTTGATTTTCGGTTAGTCTGTTCATGGTTTATAGTTTCTCTGCGATGACGGTTACAATTAGCAGTATGGATACGATGGCGATACAAGAGGCTACGATAAACGCGCTCTCTGCTTGCTTCTCTGTTTCGACTAGCTTGGTTTGTTTGTGTGTTTTCATGGTTTGTTTGTGGTTTGTGTTACTTATAAAAGATGTGAAGACCTATCTTGCAAGTCTTTTTAAACGAGCTTGCCCAGTATGGGCTGCAGTAATCGGGATGGTAATGATCCGCCCCGCCCGTGTAGTTGGTATCGGATCCTTTAACAATGGCCATTGCCTCGTTGAAACGTGGGTGCCGCTTTGCCTTGGCTAGCAACTGGTCGATCCTTCCGCTATTCCAACAGCTGAACTGTTTACGCTGTAAGCACACTTGCCTAGCGGTAAGCTTGCGCTTTGCCGCCCGGTTGCGTATAACTTCGTTTACGGCCTCCATAGAGCCGGTTGCATACTCTCCCCCTGCCTCCAGGATAAGCGTTGCCGCGACGATCTCAGACGCATTGACGGATAGGTTTGATAGTAAGCCCATTGCAAGGGCAAATATAATTGTTTTCGTTTTCATGGTTTGTTTATTAGTGTTTTAATGTGTTGCCTAGCTTCCCTTAATGAATCAAAGCAATCTAAGACATCATAAATAGGGCTGTCATAGGCGCAAGTATCGTCATAGTCTTTCCATATCTTGTAAAGGTTAGACTTGCCCTTATTGTGTGGATGGGTTGCGACGTATTTTATAAGAATGTAAAACGGTTTCGTTTTCATGGTTTGTTTATTGGTTTGATGGTTTAATAAGGTGCAACGTGTGGTATGCCGCGAGTAAATCCTAGTTTGACTTCGTTTGATTGCATCTCTTTAGCATCTTGAATAAGAAAGGCTAAGTCTTCTCTTATATCAAAGCCCGTCGAATAATCAGAACGTTCAAGGATGCGCTCGTATATCTTGCCGAAGTAAAACTCTATTCCTTCATGAGTGAATGCACAAATTCCGTTGTCGTGCATGTATCCAAAAAAGGCGGCCTCAAGATAGTGCGTGAATGTATATTGTTTCGTTTTCATTTTGTTTATTGGTTTATGTTAACTTGCAATTTCCCGTTGCAACTCTTTTAAGTGATCGATTAATGCGCTTGCGTGCGCTACCATTTGTCTGTCATTTAACTCAGTCGTTACAACGCTTTCCCCGTCGCTCTCGACAGTTTGAAAGTCTGGAAAATGTCCACTTGTTACGATTACTGACAGTTTCGTTATATTCTTTTTTAGGTGATCAATTTGATTATTCGTTTTCATGGTTTGTTTATTGGTTTGAATGCCATTTAAAGGCGTTTGAATGCCCTTGTAAGGCGTTTTGTTTGTTTATAGGCGTCTTTACCTACCCCGAAACCCCGAGACCCGTATAAGGGCACTCAGGGCGCAAGGTTGATTCTTTGCTTTGCTAGTTGTGCTTTCTAATAAGCTCTAAAGTTTCTCTTTCACTCAGTAGCTTGCCATTGCGCTTCACTTTGATTAACTCGACGCTGTCAATCACAACGCGACCGCCTTTAGTATGGTGAAATTCGACGGTTACTGGCATACCCTCTAGGTTGCTAGGAGTTATTCCGTAAATCCAGCCCGCGTCGCTTTGATTCGTGCCGCTTATTCCTAAGCCGTCAAAGTTGAAAGAGTAGCGCGGGTTGCCATTGGTAGAATTTTTAAGGCGTTTCGTGCTGTCAAGGATTGCGTTTTTGGTGATATGTAATGTTTGCATTTTAGTATTTTGTTTATGGTTTATTAGTTTTTGGCATTTGTGCCGGTTGTGTTTTCTCTTTGTCTTTTATAGATTGCAAGGTTAAAGTTTACTGGTAGGCGGCAACTTTATCAAACGAGCAACCTAGCACGCTTGCAAGGTGTGCCTTGTCGACTTTGACTTGCAACTTGCGCCACTTGTCGGCCTCCGCTTGGGTTTTGAATCCGTCACTTAAGGGCATCCAATACTTGCCGCCCGTGTGGCCTACGCAATACCAAAGCTTGTCATTTGGATTTTGCGCAACTTGGTTTGCTTTATACTTTGATTTGATTCTCATTTTGTTTATCCTTTGTTTATGGTTTATGCTGTAAAGAATTGCTTGTAAGTGTTTGCCATAAAGCATTCATGTTTGCCGCTCTTTAGGTTTAAAAGCTTTACGAAAGCTTGCTTGCTAAATTGTGGCGTGAATGTTTCGACATACTGGAATTTTACGCCGCTTTTATGTTTTAATATTGTTTCGTTATTCATTTGTTTTTCCTTTGTTTAGTTTATGTTTTCAGGCGATTCATTCGCCTACCCCAAAACCCGCACGACTCAAATGAGAAGGCGGGCAAGGGTTTGAAGGGTTCTTAAGCTTATACCATTTGATGGCAACGCTCTTCGTAGCTAGGAAACTCATGTTCCCATCCAAAGCCACGCGACTCTTCATCTGATCTAACGAAGTAAGAATCAATGCTTTCCCATGTTTCGTGAGTCTTTTCCCATACGTTATCAGACGTGTGCATTACGATTAAGTGCCCGTCATCTAAGCGAAACAATAGGTGATAGAATCCGCCGCCCGTGCTAACACCGTCAACTTCTACTATGTTAGATTCGTGGCGTTTGAACATATCCCTACAGAAGTTTTGAATCTCTTCATTTTC